GCGGGTCAATGTCTGGTTCACCGTTCGATGACCGTGTGATGGCGTTGGCGTTGGCGAACGAGATGCGCCAGTACGCTTTCATGCCCGAGTATGCGCCTGCCACGGACGACTATTGGACTGTTGACTGGTTTGCTCGGATGGTCAAACCGGAAGAAAAGCCGGATTTGCGTATCGGGGGCCATACGGTTCGTGGGACAGTGTGAACATACCTGTTAGAGACTCTATTGGAGGTTATTGCCTTGGCGGTACGAAACTTTGTGGCGTTCACAAGCGGCACAGAAACAATTGATGGCCCGAAGGGTCAGAACAACAAGATGGAACGTGGTGGTTCCGTGGTGTCCAACCCGATTTGGGAACCGGCGGCTCCGAACTCTCCGAAGCAGCGGTTGACCAACCCGGAGTACGCTAACCAGACTGGTGGCTACGGGGAACTCAGCGTCCGCGAAACACCATTCAACCAGCATGGTGTCACCGGTAAGGTCGAACCGGCGCAGCCGCAACCGGACCTGAAGGGTCATAACGCCGCACCGCACACCAAGCGTCCGTAACTGTGGCGGTTCTGCCACCTGATGCGACGTTTGACGATTTCGTTTCATATACGGAATCTGTTAGGGGGCCTATGGGTTCGGATGAACTCATAGACCTCTGGGAGTGGCGTCAAAAACTTGTAGGCATCCGTTTCGACATAGGGCGCGGTTTCCGCGCCCAGTTGCCTCCCGAAGATCAGCATTTGACCCGCGAACAGCGCGGGGCGAAGGCCGAACAGGAAGCGAAGGCTCAGGGTCGCAACATTGAACGTTTACCCGATAAGGCGTATTTCTGATGGCTCGCAAAACTCGCGCTGAACAACTGACCGTTATCAACGAAAAGTTGGATTCGTCGGCGCGTTGGCGGGACGAAATGGGTTACGACAACCTGTGGCGCCGCATGGTCGATCTGTACCGGGGGAAGCATTGGCCCCGTACCACAGTCAGCCGCGAAGACCTGATCGCGGTCAATATTGCTTTCTCTACTGTGAACGTGATCGCTCCGGCAGTTTCGGTCAACCATCCCAAGATTGTGGTGGTGCCGAACAAACCGGAGGACGAGGACCGGGCAGCGTTTGTTGAAGCGGTTGTTAACCATTTGTGGCGACACCACGATTTCCGCACCCCGTTCCGTCGCTCCGTTAAAGACTTCCTGATCTTCGGACACGGCTGGTTGAAGGTCGGTTGGAAGTTTTTGGAACAGGAACGTTTGCTGGGGGAACCCGAACGGGACGAACTGTTTGCAGAAGCAACAGTCGAATCTGACATGTTCGCAATGGAAAACCCGGAAATGGCCGGGGATCTCCCCGACCGCGAACAGATGCTCGCCAGTGTCCCTACCACGGCGATGACTGTTGTTGAAGACCAGCCGTTTGTGGAGCGTGTATCCCCCTACGACATTTACATCGACCCTGAAGCGACCTGCATCGAAGACGCACAGTGGATCGCCCAACGGATTGTTGTGTCGTTGGAGGAAGCAAAAAAGGATCGGCGTTACAAGCCGTCGGCGCGGAAAAATCTGCAAGCCACATCGCTTCTCAACCCGATGTATGCCCCCACGGACCGTCAGGAAACAAACCAGTATTTGGCCGGGGTGGTTGAACGCACCGTCATCTACGAGTTTTACGATATTGCCAACAACACTTTGTCGGTTCTCGCCAAGGACACCGACGAGTTCCTAGTTGACCCGATGCCGATGCCTTACGCTTACGGGCAACCGTTCGTAATGTTACGAAACTATGACGTTCCTGACCATTTCTACCCGATGGGCGATTTGGAAGCCATTGAGTCGTTGCAGTTGGAGTTGGACAAGACCCGCTCCCAGTTGATGAACGCCCGCAAACGGTACGCCCGCAAATACTTGTACCACGAACGGTCATTCGGCCCCGAGGGCCGCGAAGCGTTGGAATCCGAGGACGACGGCAGGCTAGTGCCGGTCGTGGATGAAAACAAGCCGCTGTCGGAAGTTGTTGTTCCGATGCCGCAAATCCCCCTGTCGTCCGAAATCTACAACCTGTCGTCCATTATCGAACAGGACATCAACACGGTGTCAGGCGTGTCCGAGTACGCACGCGGTTCGATGCCGGAAATCCGCCGCACCGCAACCGAAGCGTCGATTATCGCTGACGCACAAAACGCGCGTGCCGCAGACAAACTCGCCATCATCGAAATCAGCATCGGGCACGTTGCCCGTCGCGTAATCCAACTGATGCAACAGTACATGACAGGCGAACAGATGGCGCAGGTTTCTGCTGCCGGGGGAGAAACCCTGTTCGTTCCCTACACGCGGGATGACATTGTAGGCGAGTACGATTTCAGCGTAGAAGGTGGTTCTACGCAGCCGATGAACGAAACAATCCGCAAACAGCAGGCTGTATCGTTGATGAACGCGGTAGCACCCTTGGTTGGTATAGTTATCGACCCGGCGGCTTTAGCCAAGTATGTGCTACAGACTGGGTTCGGGGTCAAAAACCCGGACAAGTTTATTATGCAACCGCAGCAGCAAACCCCTCAGGATGCCGAAGTGGCACAGGCTGAGGCGGGCGCTGCACCCATGCCATTTGGGCAGGCTCCGATTCCAGAAGGGCCTGATATGGGGGCTTTCGCCCCCACCGGGGGGGTGCCACCAGAGTTGCTGGCACAACTCCAAGGCCAGATGGGTATGGATTTGGCCCAACTTTGATGGGACAGCGGCAACTATCTTATTAGGAGCAACCAGTAGGACTCCAAGGAGAAAATAGAATAATGGCAGAAGATGTTACGGAATCCGTAGAAACGGACACCCCAGATTCTTCAGTTGAGGTTCAGCAGGAACCAACCGGCGAAGCCTACATCGTCAAGGTGGACGGTGAGGAACGGGAGGTCAGCCTAGATGAACTTCGGGACGGTTACCAGAGACAGTCGGATTACACCCGTAAGACGCAGGATTTGGCAGCCGAACGTAAACGGTTACAGCAGGCAGAGGCGATTGTGGCCGCGTTGGAGTCAGATCCGGCGGGGACACTGAACGCTTTGGGTGACGCTTTCGGCGTACAAGGACAATCGGCCGCACCAACCGACTCTTACGGGTCGGAATGGGACGAGCCGGAAGATCCCACGGCGCAGCGGATCTCACAGTTGGAAAGTCGCCTAGAGCAGCAGGACCGTTTGCATAGACAACAACAACTAGAGAAGCAGGTTGAAGACTTACGCGGACGGTATGGCGACTTCGATTCTGATGAACTTTACCAGCACGCTTTAAGCCACCGGATTGGAAATCTGGAAGCCGCCTTGACGCACATGCGTTACGGCGACGTGGCCTCCAAAGCGGAAAAGTTGGAAAAGGAACAGGAACGGACAGAAGCCAAGCGTGGCGCTAGCGTGGTGGAACCTTCGGGTTCTAAGCAGGCAGGCTCCACTACCAGTTCAGCAGAGTCGGCACCGTCAACACTTCGTGAAGCGTTCGCGGCGGCCAAAAGAGAACTCGCTTCGTAAACATAAAGTGAGGTGACAGATTATGGCGGGTAACGCCGATTTTGACGAGATTCTGTCTACCACCCTCAGAAACTACGTCCCGAAACTCACTGACAACATCTTTAGCGCACGGCCTTTGTTCTATGCGTTGACGAACGGTCAGACGATTCGGCGTATTTCAGGTGGTGCGAAGATCGTCGTACCGATCATTTACGGTACAAACTCAACCGCTGGCTCATACAGTGGCACAGACACCATCGCCGTGACGGCTCAGACAGGCATTTCGGCTGCTGAGTACGACTGGGGACAGTATGCTGCCACCGTTACGATTAGCGGTATTGAGGAAGCGAAGAACAACGGTGAGGCACAGATCATTGATCTGCTGGAAGGCAAGATTTTCCAGACGCAGGAAACCGTTATCGAAAACATGAACACCATGTTCTGGGCTGACGGCACTGGCAACAGCAACAAAGACTGGAATGGTCTGGACCTGATTGTTGGCAAGCCAAACACTTCCCTTGGCGGGATTGACCCGACTGGCTCGGGTAACTCGTTCTGGAAGTCCACCGAGACAAACCACGGTGGTGCCCTTACCACGGCTGGCATGGCGACCCTTTACAACGACATTTCGGTTGGCAACGACCAGCCGACGATCATTATTACCACGCAGGCTTTGTACGAGAAGTACGAGGACCTGCTGGACGATCAGATTCGGTACACGGATACCGATGTCGCTGATGGCGGGTTCCAAAACCTGCTGTTCAAGGGCGCACCTGTGACCTTTGACGGGGCCGCAGCGAGTGGCGAAATGATGTTCCTAAACACCAAATACCTACAGTTGGTTGCTCATAGCGATGTCTGGTTCAAGCCGACACCGTTTGTGCGCCCAACCAATCAGGACGCTGTGTTCTCACAGTTGCTTTGTTACGGACAGTTGACATGCAGCAACCGTGCCCGACAGGGATACTTGCACTCGGCTACCTGATAGACGGTTCGTCGCCACGGGAGGTATCATGGCACGGGGTTTCGCATACGCATACAAACAGGGTCAGCGCCCCGCAAACACACCTGCGGGAAACTATAAGACGCTCAACCCTGAGGGTCACCCCGTTGGGCGTGACAGGCGTATACATCGTGTAAACCCCACCCCCACCCATGAACCTCCCGTGGCGGCACCATCTTCCAACTGTGTCGCCACCACTAAAAGCGGGAACCCTTGCAAGGGGCGCCCGGTCGGTGACACAGACACCTGCGTTTTCCACACGACGTAAGGCTGTTTCGTGCAACTAACCGACATGCGCGACTATGTGCGAAACATAGTTGACATCACCGTAAACGACATTGCCGACACGACAATGAACACGTTTCTGCGTGAAGGATACGACGTTATCGTCTACTCCGAAAAACGGTGGCCGTTCTACGAAACGGCTTTAACCTTCGACACGGTTGTGTCACAAAAAGATTATTCGATGACCGAAATCGCCGTCAACCAAAGTTTCGTACACGACGGCGTAACATTCTCCGGTGTTGCCGCCCCCTCCAACGTCGGGCTGCGAGAAATCGCTTCGTTAAAAACCGACAACCACGTCCTAGAATACATCGGCTACGACGTAGGTGACGTAATCTACCCGTTGGATTCCAACACCACCGGGCGCCCGTGGTACTGGTCGATGTGGAGTGGCGGATCAAGCGCCTCGGCGGGGATCAGCAACCAGACAATCCGTCTGTACCCCACCCCCGGTGAGATACAAACCATTTCGGTGCGTGGATACCGTAACCCGGTCGATTTCGCCGGGACTAGCCCCGTTTACCGTGCGGCAATAGCCGCCGCAGACACCCCCGACCTGCCGGAACCATTCAACACCGTTCTAGCCCTATACGCCATATACCGGTCGTACCAGCAGCAAGAAGACGCTGCGATGGGGCAACAGTATTATGCAC